TAGACTTAGCTTCTAGTTTAGCTAAGTTTTCTTTCATCTTATCAATCTCTTCAAGATCTAGTTTAGAAGTGATGTCTAACTTATTCTCAGTAGTATCGTTTACTTTAACTTCATCAGTGTAAACACCATGATCGTTATCCCAATACAGTTCACCGTTTTTGAAAATTTGGATCTTCATAGTCATGTCTATTTCCCTCTTTCTTGTAAACAAGGCGATCTTCTTACGACCATCTTTGAATTCAGATGCCATATGAATCCCGCCACATTTAAGACATATAATATTGTTGAACCCAGCATCATAATCTAATTCCCCTCGGCATTGCTCGGTTGTATCTAGATTCAATGTATGAGTACAATATAAAATCTTTGGATCCAGAATATACATGTCTGCATAGTCAAGTAATACTGGACCGAATCCCTTTCTTAAACCCCAGTTTTTAAATGCTTTAGTACCAAAGTCATCTATGATAAATCTACCAACAATGGTTTCCATTATTCTATAGATATCTTCTCGTACAGACCACATTTGATAGAGGTTCTCTATTGGTACTACACGTTCAAATATACCAACGTTACCATCTTGGCTAATATCAAAACACTTAGCCACGAATGGTTTTAGATACTTCTGGTTTACGATCTCATCTGGATTATTCTTAGAGCCAGCTTTATCTAATGCTATCTTAATACAGAATGTAGCATTATCATCAAGTGGTTCATAAACAACACGATTCGTGCCACAACCAGATCGTTTAAACCCTTTTGGTTTAATGATAGCATCTAGCTTCTGGAACTTCTTCTTGAAAGCTTTATCCTTGCGATCAAAGATGATCTTCTTAATCAATGCTAATTCATCATCGTTAAAGAAGTCATACACACAAGGACCTTCAATAGATTCGAATAACTCCTCCAATGTAGTGAATGTATTCATAC